TAAAGGACTTACTTCTGAAATAAAAATTGTTACATTCAGTAAAGGGCAAGCTAAAATCGAGTGGAAAACAATTGGAGATAAAAGAAATGAACCTTTGGACATTCGGAATTATGCACAGGCGGCATTAAGAATAGCAAATCCCAACTTAAATATACGGTATTCAACGGATGTACTTAATAATTTTAGGACACAACAAAGAAATGGTGGCAGGCGAATAATTCGTAATGGAATATAGGGAGGTAAAAATGTATAGTGTAGAAACTTGCAAAGAAATGATAAATTCATATATTGAGGCTGAAAAGTCTGTATTGTTGGGACAGAGTTATAAAATTGGAAGCAGAGAACTGACTAGGGCAGACTTAACCGAAATTATAAAAGCTAGACAATTATGGGAGCATAATTTAGCACTTGCGCAGAACAGCGGACGGCGTACACAGTCTGTACAGGTTATAATAAGAGATTTGTAATAGTTAGGAGGTGGAAATGATTGAATTTATTTGATAAGGCAGTAGGAGTATTCAATCCAGAAAAAGCATTAAAAATGGCTGGAGCAAGAGAAAAGCTAAAGCTGTTTAACCAAAATCAAAAAATAATGAATAAAGGTTACGGAGAACATGGGGCAAGTACCCGTAAAAAATCTTTGAGAGGATGGTTTGCTTCTCTTGGCGGAGTAAAGAACGACATTTATAACTACCGTGAAAAACTTGTGGCTCGTTCTAGAGACTTGTATATGGGAGCACCTCTAGCTAACGGAGCTTTAAATACAATGAAAATGAATGCTGTTGGTTCAGGATTAAAATTAAAGTCAAGCATTGATTCAGATATTGTAGACTTATCCGAAGATGAGATAGAAACGTTAGAAACTAAAATTGAAAAAGAATTTAATTTATGGAGTAATTCTAAAATAGATCAAACAGGTTTGCTTAACTTTTATGAAATTCAAGATTTAGTTTTCTTAACAACATTGTTGAATGGAGAATGTTTTATTCATTTGAATTATTTTGAAACACCAGATAATCCATACAGTTTGAAATTATCAGTAATTGAGCCTGACAGAGTGAATACTCCGAGTAACAAGACAAGTGATACTTCTATTATTCAGGGAGTGCAATTTGACAAAAATGGACGTATTGACGGTTATTATATTCAGGAACATAATCCAAATGATGAAATTATGGGTGTAAATCAACATAAATATTTAAAAATGTATGGAAGTGAAAGCCAATTAAATATAATTCATTTGACAACTTCAGAGCGTCCAGGACAAGTAAGAGGGGTTCCAATATTAGCTCCAGTGATGGAAAGTTTAAAACAACTTGATAGATATACAAATGCAGAATTAACGAGCGCAATCATCAGCAGTATGTTTACAATTTTTATTGAATCAGCTGATATACCTCAAACAAATCCGGGGGATTTATCGAACGTCGGACAAAAAGATGCCATAGCAAACGAAGAATCTGGAACGCTGGAGCTTTCAAGCGGTGCAATAGTATCTCTTAACAAGGGTGAAAAAGCGACATCAGTAAATCCGGCAAGACCTAATGCACAATTTGATCCGTTTATGACAGCTATAATACGACAAATCGGAAGCAGCTTGGGTATTCCTTATGAACTTATGATAATGCACTTTACAAGCAGTTATTCAGCAAGCAGAGCGGCTTTATTAGAAGCATGGAAGACTTTTAGAAAAAAACGTGAATGGTTTGCTAAAAATTTTTGTCAACTTGTTTATGAAGAGTGGCTAAGAGAGGCGGTTTTACTAGGAAGAGTAGAAATAAAAGATTTTGAAAATGACATTTTGATTAAAAAAGCATATAGTAATGCAATTTGGAGTGGAACTTCACAAGGACAGTTAGATCCTATAAAAGAGGTTAATGCGGCAATTTTAAGAATAAATGCTGGGTTATCAACGAGAAGCCGTGAAACTATTGAATTAAATGGGGGAGATTTTGAACAAAATATAAAAATATTGGCAAAAGAACAAAAAATAGCAAATGAGAAAGGAGTGATTTTGGATGGGACAATTTATACCGAACCACCAAACAACGAGCCAGAGGAATAAAACTATATGGAATATAGTTAAAAACGATGATAAAAATGCCGAATTGATGTTATATGGTGATATAGCTGAAAGTTTTTGGGGTGATACCATAAGTGCTAAGGAAGTTACAGAATATTTAGCTGACTTAGATGTAGAAAATATTAATGTCTATATTAATTCAAATGGCGGAGTAGTTGATACTGCTATTGCAATTAATAATGCTTTGAGAAGACATAAAGCCAGAGTAACTGTAAATATTGACGGTATTGCAGCAAGTGCGGCTACTTTAATCACGTGTGCTGGAGATACAGTTAGAATGCCTAAAAATGCTTTGTTTATGATACATAACCCTTCAACAATTGCAATGGGGGATTCAGAAGAGATGAGAAAAAAGGCAGATGTACTTGAGAAATACAAAAATTCAATAACGGAAACCTATTTGCAAAAGGTTAATATTGATAAAGAAAAATTATCAGAGCTTATGGATAATGAAAGCTGGTTAAGTGCTGAAGAAGCGTTGAAATATGGGTTTATTGATGAAATAATCGAAAATACAGATATTCAAGTAGTTGAAAATAAGGTAATTTCTAATAATATGGTATTTAATATGGCGGAGTTTAAAAACTTTAATGTTGATAAAAATATAAAAAATAATGGAAAAGGAAGTGAAAAAATGACAATAGAAGAAATTAAAAATCAATATCCTGATATTTATGCCGAAATCATAAACGAAGGAAAAGAAATTGGTATCAAGGAAGAAAGAACAAGAATACAGGAAATTGAGAATTTAGGATATAACCACGAAGTAGTTGATAAAGCTAAATTCGAAGAGCCTAAAAATGCTAGAGATTTAGCGTTGGAAATTGTAAGTTTAATGAAACAGGAAAATCAAAATAAACTTAACAGGATACAAGATGAAGGGAAACCACTTAACAATATGCCGAAAGGTAATGATGATGGGGTTAATGATGAGCAAAAAGCAGCAAATAAAATTTTAGCATTTTTTAAGAAAGGCGGTAAATAAATATGAAATATGACTATATAAATGAGCCAGATCATTTGATTGTTGGGAAAAAGGAACTGGTTGTAGCAGAACTTGTTTTACAGGTCGGAAAAACTGTGAAAAGAGGAGATATTGTGGATAAAGATGGTGCAATAATAACTGATACTGGAAAAGTATTTGGAATTGTTACAAGAGCTGCCGATGCAACTGGAGCTCCAACAAAAACAACTGTTTATACTGAAGGGGAATTTAATATTGAAAAAGTAAACTTCGGTACAGCAACAAAAGAAAAAGTAATTGAGTTATGCAGCGACAGAAATATTTATTTAAGAACATTAGGAGGTAAGGAATAACAATGAGCATGAATTTAGATTTGAGTTTAAGAACATTATTTTTAGTAACAGAGGCAATGCCGAGACCGAGAACATTTTTATTTGATACGTTTTTTGCAAATAGGGAAAATTTGGATACTGAAACAGTAACTATTGAATTTAAAAATGGTAGAAGATTGATGGCTCCATTTGTTGATAGATATGTTGACGGAGAGGAAATGCCAAAAGATACATTTTCAGGAAGAACATTCAAACCTTATGCAGTCGCTCCTAAAAAGACGTTTCACGCAGATGAGTTGACTTTTGAAAGATTGCCAGGAGAAAATCCGTTTTCACAAAGTGATCCTGATACAAAAAGACAGAAAAAAATTGCTGAAACTTTGCAGGAACAAAGCGAACAGATTGCAAGACGTTGGGAGGCTATGGCAGCTGAAACATTATATAAATTACAAACTACAATCGACGGAGAAGGAATATCAGACACAATCAAATATTATGATAACTCTTCTACGGAACATCATACAACCGTCGCTTCAACTTGGGACAATGCTAATTCTGACCCAATAAAAGATATAAAGGCTGTATTAAGCGAAATTAATAAAGCTGGAGGAACTAGACCAGAAGCCATAATTCTTGACCCATTGGCTGCGGAATTATTTATTAATAATAAAGCTGTACAAAATATGATGAATCTTAGAAATGCTTATTTTGGGGATATAAGACCTGAAGTTGAGGGTGTAAATGGTGCAAGTTATATTGGTACATTGACTGGATTGGGAATTGATGTTTTTGAATATCAAGAATATTACGATTATGTGGATAAATCTACAAAGCAAACTAAAACAAAAGCAATTATTCCAGATTACACAGCTTTATTTGCACCGGAAGGCAACTTAGTAAAATTTGGAGCTGTAAGTACAATTAAAGATGGACTTTTGGAAGGAGATTTAATCCCTAGAACCTACACAAAGGAAGAAAATGATACTATCACAATCCGTACAATGTCAAAACCAGTAACAATTCCTTTAAACACAAAATCATTGAAAGTTCTAAAAGTTAAGTAGGTGATGGTTGATGGCAGTATATATAGTTAAAGAATCGTTTATTTATGACGGAAAAATACAAAATATCGGCGAAGAAGTTCAAATACTGGAAAAAGATGTGATTGAAAATTGTATCAATAGAGGACTGATAGAGAAAAAAGACAATAAAAAAGCAGATACAAATGACATTCTTGAAGAAACAGGAGTGTCAGATTCAGATTCTGAATCTAAAACGGATAAAAATAAGAAAAAGTAGGTAAAAACTATGAATTTTAAAGATATTTTAGAAAATGATATACAAAATGTGTTTTTAAATTCAGAAGAATTTGGAGAAACACATAATTTGAATGGTATTGATGTTATTTGTGTGACAGATGAGGACAGTTTTCAAGAAAAGGAAATTAGTGGGAAATTAACAATAGAAAGTGGATTTTACAAGGAAGGGATTACAGTTTTTGTTGACAAGAAATATTTGAAATATAAGCCTGAAGGCAATATGAGAATAGATTTTGATAACAAGGAATGGATAGTTGCCAACTGTAAAGAGAACTTTGGTATGTATGAACTTGATTTGTATAGATACACGGATTAGGAGTTGATTTAGAATGTTTACAATTCAATTTGATGAAAGTGTACTAAGCGACATAGAGAATAAATTTGTTGAGTTTCCAGAGCAAGCTCCAAGGGCTTTGGCAAGTGCTTTGAATAGAGTTTCAACTATGAGTAAGACTCGTATGGTTAGAAATGCAACTAAGACCTATACGGTTAAATATGGGGATTTATTAAGCGGATTGACTATGAAAAGGGCTAATCCTGGTAAGCTTATGGCTGAAATCAATTCTAATGGAGGTTATTTGGGATTAGACCATTTCCAATTGAATCCGAGTACAAGAACAGGCAGAACATCGGTAACGGCTACAGTAAAAAATGGGAATGGAATAATGCTAAATGACAGAACGTTTATAGCATATAAAGATGGTCGTTTGGGGGCATTTGAAAGAGAAGGAAGTGGACGATTGCCAATCAAAAGAAAATATGGACCGTCTGCTCCGCAAATGTTAGGACCTACAACGTGGTTACCTGATCTTGATGAATTTATGTCTCAAAAATTAAATGAAAGGTTTGAACACGAGCTGAATAGGCTCTTATCAATGTAATTTATGAGTATTAAAGTGATTGAAAAAAGTTTATACGACTTTTTGTGTGAAGAATTTAAAGATACTGATTATCAGATATTCCGAGGGGCGTTGCCAGTTAGGAGATACGGTGAAATTGACAAAAATACAGGACAGAAAAAGCCGTTTTTTCCTTGTGTGACATTAAGGGCTT